TCATGCCCAAACCAGACGGGTTAACGGCAGCAAAGAACCTTGCAGAGGCATTCGAGCATTATAACGAATGGCATCCGCATAGTGCACTGGGTTATCGCTCGCCACGGGAATATCTACGGCAGCAAGCCAGTAATGGGTTAAGTGATAACAGGTGTCTGGAAATATAGGGGCAAATCCAAACGGTAATAATACGATGCTGACACCGGAAAGCATTATGCGTATCCCTGATTCAGCAGTTAAACATCTTGGTGAGCCTGAACGCGTGAAATTTGAGGCAATGCGTAAACTGCTCGGTGCCGTAACTGAAGAAGTTGATATGGCTGTTATTACACCGGGAGCACGTGAGCAACTGATAACCGGTTCTGGTATTCAGCGTGGAACATGGAAAGGTGAATTAACGAGAAGTGTTTTCCTGTTTAAATCGTTCCCTATCTCGGTGGTTATGCGTCACTGGTCACGCGCTATGGGTATGCCGTCTGCTGGTGGGCGTGCGGCATATATTGCGACGTTTATTGCCAGTACGACCATTCTTGGCGCTTTGTCGCAGCAACTTAACGACCTTGCGTCTGGTCGTAATCCTCGCGAGATGACAGGAGAAGATGCTGCTAAATTTTGGCTTGGTGCTCTACTGAAAGGTGGTGGTCTTGGCCTTTACGGTGACTTTTTATTGTCAGATCACACTAGGTACGGAAGCGGCGCGCTGGCGTCGATGCTTGGCCCGGTAGCTGGTCTGGTTGATGACGTAGTGAAGATTGCTCAGGGCATACCGTTAAATGCTGTGGAAGGGAAGAGTGAGCAGACTGGTGGTGATCTGGTGAAGCTGGGGAAAGGTTTGATGCCTGGTGCGAATCTCTGGTACTTGAAGGCGGCTCTCGATCACATGATCTTTAACCAGATGCAGGAGTATTTTTCACCAGGCTATTTGCGTAAAATGGAGCAACGTTCGAAGAAAGAGTTTAACCAGACATACTGGTGGCGACCTCAGGATGTCACTCCGCAATAAGGAAGTGTTGTGTTTTTAATTATTTTGAGTGTGATAATTTCTGGTGGACTGTTATTTATTGACCGCTACAAATATTTTCTTAACCCTCAGACTCAAGCTATTTGCTGGTTCATCTTTGTTGTGCAGGGAGTAGTTCTTGTTGCAAGCCTTATTGAGGGGAGGCCTCTGATTTTTACTGGGTAAATAGGTAACTACATGCAAGCGATAGGATTCATTGTTTATATCGTCGTTGGTCTTTTTCAGTTGGCAGCAATTATGGCTGGGCTTGAATCATGGTGGGGATTGCACTGGATAATTGCAGCCCCCATTGCTTTCATCGTGAGCTATATTCCATTTGTTGGAGCGATTGTTGGTATGGTTGGCGCTGTGGATGTATGGCGGTGGGAGTGGTGGCAGGCTGGCCTTCTATTCTTTGGTGGGATCATCTTTGCTATTGTCTGCGGTGGAATGTCATCATTTTTCGAATGGCTATCATTCAGAAAAAGAGTGTGACATGTCACAGGCCGCTTTCGCGGCCTTGTTTTTAACGAATGCCACCACCGCCCGGGCGGGAATCCGCAGAACGCCCACCGCAGCGGGAGCCGTCAGCGGCAGTATCGCTGTCGTGCTGACAACGACCGGCAAAGGCCTGAGTTGAAGCTACCAGAGACAACAAAACGAACAGTGCAGCAAATGCTTTTTTCATTGTGACATTTCCATCTATAAGCCACCTCAATGTGGCGTCAATGAGTGTAGCACTGACTTTTGTTTCGTCCATAAAAAACTACTATGCAGGCTTTTTGGATTTGTACGAATAATCCCACGGATAAACATTTCTACTAAGTGGGGCTGTATTCGTTCGTTCATGAAATAATTTTGTGAAATTCAATACGGAATCCATCCAAACTTTTGCGTTAGCTTTGGTGTGTGCGGGCGGGTCCCAATAAGCTAGTAAGGCTGCATCTCTTATTTCATTGACTGCATATATGAGATATGCGTTACTGGTTGGTTTTGGCCTGTAATTTCCTTGTTCATCAATCAATCCATATGACCACTCATCCCAACACTGTTCAGTACATGAGTATGAATATGATGCATATTCACCAATATTGACATGAACCTTTCTGAGATGGAAGCCTAATACTTCGTCTGGTCTTTCAAAAAGAGTATCTTTTCCCAGATCAGGATGATGACCATGACGCCAGTGTTGTTTAAAAGCATCTTTTAGCGAAATCAGAAAGTCATCAGTTTTAAACTCACCAGTAGGTATAACCTTCCCGCTATACTCACTCAAAAACATCGAATTCCTCTTCCTTCATATGCGTTTCTAATGAGTTAAGCTGGCGGAAAGATATCTCTTTTGATTCTGCAGATGAGAGCTTTTTTATCCGCTTTATATTCTTTGTGATAGGAATAGACATTGTATGCACATCAGCGGATGCTCTTGGCTTTGTGCTGATAAAAATATGGCGCAATGCCGCATTTTCACTATTGAACGAGCCAATAGCTGATTTACGTGCTACAACCTTACCAGTAAAAATACGACTCTTGCTACGCTTTGCATGAGTTCCGCTTCTTACCGGACCTCTCATCACGAATCCAAGTTTTGTCATCTTTAATCTCCGGTAAGTTACAGGTATAAAATAAAAACAGGTTTACCTTTAAGGTAATATTACGCGAATCTACATCACATCGCCAATGATTATTTTAAAGGCACATCCCTGTGCCGCCGCCCGTCAGAAGAATCCTGCTTTGTCGCTGATGTACTCCGCGTGCGTCTGGATATCACGCAGGCATTTGCTCACACCGACGATGTAGCAGAACATGGTGGTCAGCTCCGCCGCCGCGCCCGATACGTCATGCCCGTCGTCCTGTAACTGGTTCAGCAGATTCATCAGCAGTGAGTTCTCCGTCAGTCCAAGAACACCAGACGGCGAATGAATCAGGCTGCGGTAGCCGGGCTTCAGTGGGGCGCTGTATTCTTTTTTGTCTTCCAGCTTGATCGCCTCCATAATGGCGGGCATGAAGCCTGACAAGACCTTCTCCACTTTTGTTTCTTGTTGTCTTAAACGTTTCTCGCATTCAATGAAGTAGCGTCGCACCTGGCGACCTTTTTCGTTACGCTCGACCATCGCCAGCTCTTTGGCTGTATCAAGGGTGAGGTGGTACTCTTTGCGGTTGTGGCCGCCTCTACCAGATGTTTGCTTTCCCAAATTGGAAAGCAAAATATAGTCTTGATTTTCAATGAATTCGTATTCTGATATGCGATTTGTAATCCATGCTGCAAACACCTTTTTAACACCTAAAAAAGCGTGCAGATCGCGGGCATTACAAAGTAGGGCTGTTTCGTTAGATATAGTGCCGTTGAATACGGGGATGAGTTGAGCGTTCATGATGGCGTCTCCACTTAGCGAATTACATCACCACCGCTGAGACCAATCAGATGGTGGTGAACTGAACGGAGTTGGTCTTACCGGCCTAAGTGGTACCGGCGTCCTTTCGGACCCCCATTCAGCCCACCATAATTCTGGCATGACTGTGCTATACGCATAAAAAAACCACGTCTGGCGTGGTATGCGCCACTTAGTAATCCGGGAGACCAATCCCGGCACTGGATTTTGCCAGTGCCCGATTACTATGGCACAAGAGGAGTGCAATGTAAATTTACCGCAAAGGTAATGATAAACGCGAAGAAATATTAAAATCAACCGTATTTGGTTGATTGCGTTTAACGCTTGATCACCTGAAAGCAAGATATTACCTTTAAGGTAATGTTATTGTGAGGAAAAGCAATGGAAGTTTTCTGGATAGTTGTTGGTGTGGTTGCGGTGATTATTTACGTTATCAACCAGAACAAGACTAAGATCTCTGATCGTACGGTCGTTAATCATAACAAAACGATAAAGACCGAAGATGGGGAGATAACGATTAATCGTACACAGGTGATAGAACACACCTCTACTCAGTTTCAAAAAACTGGAGGTAATGCGCCTAATATTTCCGCACCTCCTGCTTATGATAGTGCGGTAATCCAGACATATTATAAACAGCAGGAGTTAGCAAAAGAGAGGCAACTGATTCAGCCAAAGCCGTTTACAGCTGAGCTTCCACCTGGAGTGTCAACGCGTCCGGCATATCATGGAAGATTCCCTGGTGATGACATATCGTCTCAGTCATCTAAAAAAGCACCTCAGGCAGTATCAGAGCCAGCAAGAATACCTTCTGTATCGCCGCCAAAAGAAGAATCAGCTAACAGAGTTTCAAGTGGTAGCAAGCAGTGCTTGCGATGCAGAATAAACCTACCATATGAAAAATTCAGGAAATCGTCAAAAAATCCAGATGGATTGACTAAGTGGTGTGCAAGGTGTCTCGATGGCCCAAAGAATACACGCCATATGAAGTGGTGCCCAATTTGTAATGTCCGCAGAAAACGAACAAGCTTTTACCCTAATAATCAAAATGCGGATGGCTTAATGGCATGGTGCAAAACGTGCTGGGACGAGCACAAAGCGAAACGATAGGCCGCTCTTGCGGCCTTTAAATTTACCGGGTTTGTTTTCGTAATTGTTCGGCACAATAGTCGAGATGTGTTTGCAGATCCAGCATAGACATCTGTGAGCTGGTGACGTAGTTAATCAGTGCAGTCAGTTCGGCAAGTGGGCCATCGACATTAAATCCATCCTTATCGAGATCCCGGAGTAATTTCATCAAGTGCGATCCCTCCACCAGTGACCTGACGCCTCCCGGCGTGTGAATCCTTTCGGTAAATCCGTCTTCCAGTGGATAGTGATACTGCTGCATCTTATCTTCTCCATGCAATAACTGTATAAATATACAGTATCAAATAATTTGTTTGCTATCCAGCACGTTTTGCAAATTACCCGAAAGGTAATATCTATTGGTATTTATAGTCTTTCTATCCATATGTGGTTTTTCAGGTAATAGAATAACCAGATATGCGGCGCAACGGGTGCTGCGACTATCTGGAGATTTAACATGACGGTCTCAACCGAAGTTGACCACAACGAATACACAGGTAACGGTGTTACAACGGCATTCCCTTATACCTTCAGGATTTTCCAGAAATCTGATTTAGTAGTGCAGGTTGTTGACCTGAACGAGAACATCACAGAGCTGATTCTTGATACTGATTACATAGTCACTGGTGCGGGAGGGTATAACGGCGGCAATGTAATTCTGTCGAAGGCGTTGGCTAACGGTTATCAGATTTCTATATCAAGAGAGCTACCGGTTACGCAGGATACCGATCTGCGCAACCAGGGTAAGTTCTTCGCTGAGGTGCATGAAGACGCATTCGATAAACTGACGATGCTGATCCAGCAGGTTCGCAGTTGGTTTGCCTTGGCGCTGCGCAAGCCATCAACCATCGCTAACTGGTACGACGCGCTGGGGAATTACATTCGCAACCTGCGCGACCCACGAGACCCGCAGGATGCTGCCACTAAAAATTATGTAGACACGATTAGTAACAACAACTATCTGCACACGTTAAGGGTTCCAGAGTCATTTACGCGGCAACTCCCTCCTGCTGCAGAACGTGCAAATATGATCCATGCATATGATTATGCAGGTGAGTCCATTATGGTCTTGCCTGAGAGCGGTAGTGCAGCAGATGTTCTGTTATTGCTGGCGCAACCTGACGGGCTTAAGAGGATTGGCACAAAAGTTAATTACGGTATACCGGTTGGATCTACTTTAACCGATGGCGTCACTTTTTCTTTTGATAAGGATAAAGGTTGGCTGAGAATTGGTGGTGCCGATCTCCTACCACTTGACGATGAAAAGAACTTCTGGAGAGGCTTGCCTACACCGAGAAATTCATGGTGTAACCCGGCTCTTATCGGTGATTACTCAGTATCTTTTAACAGAAACGGTGCGTCATTCGCGGTATACACCACAACTTTCGGGCATGACTGCGTTACGTACGGCGTGGCATCTATTGCCGGTGGTGCTGGTTCTGCCACTGGGGACCCAGATCATATTACCTCACCAAATGCTGAGGGGTACTGCTCTTTTGCATTTGGGAAAAATGTCATTGCTCTTGGAGCAAAATCTGCCGCATTCTGTGAAGAAACGGAAGCGCTTTCAAGGGCGGCTTTTGCAACAGGTTATTATACACAAGCCAGACCGGGATACACTACAGACCCCGGCGGGGTTGCAAGTGATGGCATTGGTGCGGCAGCCATTGGATATCGAACTCGCGCGGCAGGAGATGGCTCTTTTGCTGTAGGTAAGAATATTCAGGCTTATGGTGGTTCGATTGCGATAGGGAGCGGCACTAATGACGATAAGCCAGCAATCAATCCACATAAAGACTCAGTGATGCTTTTTGCAGAATCGCTTATTCCAGGTATTGCCGTCGTCCCTGGTGGTGGTGGTTCGCTGACGCGTGTAGGAGTGCACACAAAATATCCTAAAGAAATTTTGGAAGTAGTTTTAGAGGATGGTGGTCGCGCAGCTATCAGAATACCAGGGGTAGGAACTGGAAGGATCTTGCTACAAGGGACAGATCACAACGGCAATGCACTTCCTATTGCGTCACTTGAATGGATAAGCGGAAACGGAGGTAGTGCTGTTGGTTCGTTGAAAATAAACATGAACAACGACGCACCATGCATTGAATTTCTGGAAGATGGCAAGGTGGTTTTGAAGAATGTAAAAACGCTTGAGGAGATAAACGGCGCCACCGCGGGCACCATCTATAAGGATGCTTCAAATTTCCTTAAAATTGTTGTTTAAGAGAAGTCATCGCCAAGGAATGCAGCGAGAAAACGCAAATATTGTATGTTGGCTATCATGCCCTAACTCTAATTTTAAATGACACAAGGATATTTATGATATCACCTTTAAGGTAATTTCGTTAAGAATTATCAGATCAAGTTTAATCCACATATGGTTTATTGTGTATGATGAACTAACCAACTAAGGGGATTCTTTATGCACATTAAACGGTGTTTTTTATGTCAGTTCAGCTAACCAGTGAGTCTTTAAATCAGTGGCTTAGTGCGAGTTCTCTTGCTGCGGTGATAGCAGGGGTTCCTCCAGAGGTGGCTTTGGGAGCTTTGGCTGGGGCGGTAATTTTTGTTACCTCAGCCATCGAGTATCCCATTCATCGCCGGGTTCTCCTGTCTATGCTCAGCTTCCTCTGCGGCCTTCTCTTTTACAAACCTACAGCATCCATCCTTATCGGTGTAGCCAGCCTGATCCCTACCATCACGCAGGACTCTTTCGAGAAAGGGATCGTCTTCTCTGCTGGCGCATTTGTGTCGTCAATTGTCGCTGTGCGAATTGGTATATGGCTTTATCACCGTTCCGATAATCCACGCGAGTTAATTCCGGGGAGAAAAGACGATGGTAACGCATGAGTTTTTTTTGCTTATCACCAATGCAGTTATTTGCACTGGCATAGCAATTCGCGTTGTCACATTCCGGCGTAACGGCTCTCAACACCGAAGGTGGGGAGGATGGCTTGCTTATTTCCTGATTGTTGCTGCGGCCAGTATTCCTGTTCGTGTCGCCTATGCAATCTGGTTACGTACGCCAATGGCTGTGGATTTATCTGAGGTCATTATCAACGCTGTCATGCTAGCTGCGGTTATTAAAACGCGCGGTAACGTCGTGCAGATTTTTAAAATAACGAGGTCTAAACATGGAGATTAAACAATTCCAGCGAGCTGCTGGTATTAGCGAGGCGCTGGCCGCACGCTGGTTCTCGCATATAACTTCTGCGATGAAAGAGTTTGGTATCAGCAAAGCTGAAGATCAGGCAATGTTTATTGCTCAGGTCGGGCATGAGTCTGGTGGATTCACCCGGTTGCAGGAAAATTTCAACTACAGCGTCACCGGACTGGCTAACTTCGTTCGGGCTGGGCGTCTCACTCAGGGACAGGCTAATGCACTTGGTCGCCGTGCTGGTGAACCACCATTGCCACTCGAGCGCCAGAGAGCGATCGCCAATCTGGTGTACAGCAAACGCATGGGGAACAATGCCTCTGGTGATGGCTGGAATTACCGTGGCCGCGGACTTATCCAGATTACCGGTTTGAATAACTATCGTGATTGCGGAAACGGCCTGAAAGTGGACCTGCTGGAGAATCCTGAACTGTTGGCGCAGGACGAATACGCGGCTCGTAGCGCGGCGTGGTTCTTCTCCAGCAAAGGTTGCATGAAGTATACCGGCGATATTGCACGTGTAACTCTGATTATCAATGGTGGCAGGAACGGCATCGACGACCGGCGCGCTCGGTACATCACTGCCAGTAAGGCGCTGGCGGTATGATCTGGGCATTCGTAAAAGCATACTGGAAACAGTTGGTTATCATGGCGATGCTTGCTGTTCTGGTCATATCAGGAGTTGTAGCCTGGAATGCACACGGCAGTCGTCAGTACGACGCCGGGTATGCGCAGGCACAGGAAGATCAGAAACAGGCTAATGATAAGGCTAGGTCACAACGTGATCAGGAGAAAACACAAATTGAACGTGAAGCACAATCCCGTATCGATGTGGCGCGTGTTGATGCTGAGCATGCTAATGCCGCTGCTGACAGCCTGCGCGCCGAGCTTGACAAAACCAAGCGACTCGCCGAACACTATACCGGATCTTTCCCCACTGGCACGCCAGCCAGCAAGGTCATCGGTGTGCTCGCCGACATGCTTGAAGAAAGCAATCGAGTTTACAACGCAACAGCAGCTGAGGCTGAAAAGTATCGGATTGCAGGAGAATCCTGCGAACAGCAATACGATTCACTGAAGAAGCAAAAATCGTGGTACTGATTTTCGGTGACGGTATATAAAACGGTACGGTGAAAGTCAGGTTGCAGAAAGTTGTTATCAGTCAATTGGTTATGCGTGTCGTAAATAATTGAGTGGGAATGATTTTAATCCCTGCACTATGAATGAACAAAACCCTCTGTTACTACAGAGGGTTTTTTATCTTCAAGAATCATAGGCTTGAAGTTACTAACATCGATTAATTAAACCAGCTGTCCGATTTGTTCTCTTCTGCTTTGCCCACGCTTTTCATCAGATCGCGACCGCCTTCAGTCATATTTCTGTTGGCGTCAGCTTCAGATTGCACCACATCGGTTTGCGCAGCTTTGTGCTTCAGTTCCTGATCGATAAATTCGTTTTCTCGCTTAACGCGGGCTTCTTCTTTCGCCAGCGCCAGTTTTTGTTTCTGAATCTCTAAGCTGCGTAGCTCATCTTCATAACTTTGATCGCGTTTTTTGTCCGCAGAGGCTTCGGCGTCCAGTTTATCCTGACGAGCTTTCTTATTTGCTGCTGCCGTTGCCGCTCTTTTGTTAGCGGCGGCCTGGGCATTTGCGCGACGTTGCTTCTCTTGCTGGATTTCCCTGTTGCGCTCCGCGACCCATTCGTCATGCTGCCTTTGCTCTTCATTTTTACCTTGCTGTTCAGCTTCTGCTACAGCAGAGAGTTGATCCTGCAATGATGAGGCGATAGCCGGATAGCTTAAGGAGGCCAAGATGGCGCAAAGAAAAACTTTCTTCATGACTCCTCCTGATTATTAGCTCTTTTCAGGACATTTAGTATTTGGCTGAATACGCGTTTCGTTATACGTTGTGGTAATAACAACGGCTAAACCTGTCGTAAACTGGCACTCTTTACCCACCTGGGTAGAGGTATACACTTTGGTGCCTTCCTTATATGTTAAAGAAACACCTTCCACTAAGGTTTTATCATTCACCATAGAACCCGCTGCCGCGCCTACAGCTCCGCCGCCAACTGCCCCTGCCGTCGTTCCGGAATTGCTGCCAGAACCGACGTTGTGGCCGATAACACCGCCAGCGACTGCGCCAATAAGCGCGCCGAAGGCTTGTGCGTTCCGTTTATTTTGGGAGTTGTCTACGGCAACTTTTGCGGGAAGAATGGAAATAATATTAACGGTTTTAGTTTCTTGTTTGGTATTCAGTTGATCGGTTTGATAAACATCGGCGGCATGATCGTCAGCATTTGACTGGCATCCTGCCAGAGTGAATGACGCTAACATTGCCACAGGCAGAAGACATTTTTTAAATTTCAT